GACCGAGTAATTCACACACCTATTACTGACATTGAACAATTGAAGCATGATTTAATGTCTCAGGTGAATAACATTGAACGGGGTGAACATGTCATCATCATTGTAGACTCCGTGGGTAATTTGGCTTCCAAGAAGGAAGTTGAAGATGCTCTTGAAGGAAAGTCTGTGGCAGACATGACACGTGCCAAGCAGCTCAAGAGTTTGTTCCGTATGTGTACGCCACATTTGACCATTAAGGATATTCCCATGGTTGTTGTGAATCACACGTACAAGGAAATTGGATTGTATCCTAAGGACATTGTGTCTGGTGGTACTGGCATCTACTATTCTGCTGACAACATCTTCATCATTGGTCGTCAACAGGAGAAGGATGCTGATGGGTTGACTGGCTACAACTTCATCATCAATGTGGAGAAGTCTCGCTTTGTTCGTGAGAAGAGCAAGATTCCTGTTGAAGTGTCATTCGAGGGTGGTATCAGCACCTGGTCTGGACTTCTGGATGTGGCACTAGAATCTGGTCACGTGGTGAAGCCTCAGAATGGTTGGTATCAGAAGAAGGGTGAGGAGAAGAAGTATCGGTTGAATGATACCTACACCAAGGAGTTCTGGATGCCTATTCTGAAGGACACATCATTTCAGGATTGGATCAAACAGAACTACGCCATCTCCACTTCTTCATTGGTGGCAGAGTTCACCAATGAGATGATTACCGAGGAATATGATAATGTATAATTATGAGGTGAAACCCAATCACTACTACAAAGAAAACAATGCTTCGGATTTTTATATTGAAATCATGGATGGCCCTTTCCAGGGATTATGTTTCGTGTTTGGTCCCATTGAGTTTGCTGGTGAAGATGATGTAGGGAATGGAAAAGTCAACTTTGATTATCACTTGTTGTTCATCCCTGCAAATGTTAATTTTGAAGAACATAAGTTTGAGATAGAACAAATGGTGGCTAACGTGTTGCAAAGAATCCTGGAAACTTTGGTGGAGAACTCTGATGAAACTGGAACTGGTGATACTGAATCAACTGATGAAGGACGAGGATTATCTTCGGAAAGTGATTCCCTTTCTGAAGGATGAATACTTCACAGATTGGACTGAACGAAAAGTTTTTCAACATCTAAAGACATTTGTGGAACAATACAACGCTTCTCCTAGTGTAGAAGCGTTACAAATTTCTTTGCAAAATGACAAGACATTAACAGAAGATGAGTTCACAAGTATCACAGAGGTTACACAGAAGTTTGGTGAGGCACAAAGTAACAAAGACTGGGTACTGGATGAAACCGAGAAGTTCTGTAAAGACAAGGCGGTGTACAATGCTATTGTTCAATCCATTCAAATCATTGATGGCAAAGACAAGAAGTTCACAAGTGAAGCTATTCCTGATATTCTTAAAGATGCACTTGGAGTCAGCTTCGATAATAGTGTGGGGCACGACTATCTTCTGGATAGTGATGATAGGTTTGAGTATTATCACAAGCTAGAAGAACGTTTGCCTTTTGATTTGGATATGTTCAACAAGATTACTAAAGGTGGGTTGCCTAGAAAGACGTTGAACATCGCCTTGGCAGGCACTGGTGTGGGTAAGAGTTTGTTCATGTGTCACATGGCAGCAGGTGCGTTGAGTCAAGGCAAGAATGTGCTGTACATCACCATGGAAATGGCTGAAGAACGCATCGCTGAACGCATTGATGCCAATTTGATGAACGTCACCATGGATGATTTGAAAAATCTTCCGAAACAGATGTTTGATGATAGAATTTCCAGAATCAAGAACAAGACAGAAGGTAAGCTCATCATCAAGGAGTATCCTACTGCATCAGCTCACTCTGGTCATTTCAGAGCCTTGTTGAATGAATTGAATCTGAAAAAGGAATTCATTCCTGACATCATCTTCATTGACTATCTGAACATCTGTGCCAGCAGCAGATTCAAGATGTCTGGTAGTGTGAACAGCTACATCTACATCAAGGGTATCGCAGAAGAACTTCGTGGCTTGGCTGTGGAGTTCAATGTCCCGATTGTGTCAGCAACACAAACCACAAGGAGTGGCTATGCAAATAGTGATATGGAGCTTACTGATACTAGTGAGTCATTTGGACTTCCAGCAACTGCGGACTTCATGTTTGGTATTATATCCACAGAAGACCTGGAAAAGCTGGGGCAGCTTCTCATCAAGCAACTGAAGAACAGATACAATGATCCTTCTCAGCACAAGCGGTTCGTGGTGGGTGTGGACAGAGCCAAGATGAGATTGTATGATGTGGATATGTCAGCACAGAAGAACATCATGCAGGAAGAGAAAGTGGAACAGAAGCCTGTGGCTTTCACTTCCAAGGCGTTTGTGAAGAAGAATTTTGATGGAATTAAATTCTAGTATAAATACGTGAGTTGAGACGGAGGTTCCCATGTACTTGGCTAGTAAGATACACAAGGAACTACGAAACCATTTCCCTGCTGATGACATCATCGGGCAAGAACTCCCTTATGGTGTCATCACCCGCCGTTTGAACAAAGTGCTCCGCCCCCTGGGAGCCAGAATTCGTGTGAAGCGTGACAAGGAACTGAAGGTGAAACGTGGCAGCATCAAGCAGCCATACAATTTTTCTGGGTATTTCGATACTGGAAAAAAGAAAAATGCCATTGTTTTGAATGTGCATTTTACACCTTCCAGAAACACGTTCAAGTTCACACGACACAACTATCATGGATTCATCTTCATGTTGTCACAAATCATGCAACATGAGTTCATCCATGAAAGCCAATTTGCTTTTCGTCCAGACCAAGCAGAACGAAAAGTGAAGGTGTTCCATTCTGATAAACTATCCAAAAAGCGTTTATCAGAAATTGAATACCTCAGAGAGTGGTGCGAAATTGAAGCCTATGCGCATGATATTGCCATGGAAATCAACTACTACTATTCTCATCTCCGACCATCCACCGTTATCAAGCACATAGACCAGCATAACAAGCTGTATAGCTACAGGTTCTATAAGCGTGCTTTTAAAGGGACAGATTGGACTCGCTTGAAAAAGTCTTTATTGCGTAAAATCTGGCGGTGGATCCCCTCAGCACAAGGCCCCATCGCCGTGTAAGTTGTTGATTTGCAAGCACTTACGTAGGGCTTGACAAATTGACCAAAATGTGTTATATTTCATATAGGGGATACACTCCCCATCACACTCACGGAGGGCAGTACCATGTCAGAAAATTCGATGGACCTTCTTGGACACACCAAGGGGCTAGTAGTAAACTCTTTACGAACCTGGGCAGACGTTGATTTGGATGAGCAGGAATATCTGGACCGTCTGGCCAGCTTTGGTGAAGGTTTCTACGACTTCTTGCAGATTCCAAGAAAATGGTAAAATTGATGGTGTTGGTGCTTGACAATTGGTTGTGGGTGTGTTAGAATTAAGGTGTAGGTGAGATGTTCAACTTCTTTCTCGGAGGCTGTATTATGCGTAATTCTGACAAGGTTTCTTTCGTTTGTTTCACTAACGGCGGGACGCGTGGCAATGGCAAGACCATTGGCACCAAGATTCGGTTCACTAACGACCGGACTCGCTACACCAAGGCGCTGGGTAAGCTCGGCGTGGCATCTGTGGTCTGGGTTGACCTCCCGAATGCCATGACCAAGTCTCAGGCACTGGACTATCTTCGTGGCTCTAATGATGCCTCGATTTCGGAGCAGGTCTATCAGGATGCCATTGCCGCAGCGGCTCGCCGTCTCCGCCCTGCTTCAAAGGCTGTCAAGACTGTAAAGAAGACCAAGTAACATAACATTGGGAGCGCACGGTTTTCAGCCCGCCGTGCGCTCCGTCATTGAAAAGGGCACATAAGGAGATTTACTATGTCACAGAATGACCGTCTTGTTCGTTACCTCTCAACTGGCCGTTCCATCAGCGTCCGTGAGGCTCGCAGCCGCTTCGGCATCCGCAACCTCCGCGCTCGCGTGAATGACCTTCGTTCTGAGGGTTTCTGCGTGTACACCAACCGTGGTGAGACCACGACCTACCGTATGGGTCGTCCTTCACGCGCCATCGTCGCTGCTGCCTACCAGACTGCTGGTAGCCGTATCTTCGGCGGTAACTAATTAATCA